ATGACCCATCCAAGAATCGACGCCGCCACGGCGGAGCGCCTGATCGCGCAGGCGCGTCAACTTTATCAGAACCTCGGATATGAACTCGCGAAGGCGATCCGCGTCTTGCATTCGGGCGCCGAGGATCTCGCGGCGAAAGGCCGGGCTGAAACGCTTCGGGCGCACAGAAAGGCGCTCCAGACTGTGCTCGATCTCGAGCTGCAACTAAGAAAAGAGAGCCAGAATCCGGAAAAATCGAATGAAATCGACCTCGAAGCCGCCCGTGATGAAATCTATCGGCGCCTCGATCGCCTGGCGACCGCGGGAGGAGATTGAAGACCTTCTGCAAGGCCTCTCCGAGAATGCGCAAGCTGCGCTGCCTTTCCTTTTCGATGTCTGGGGCATGCGCAAGCACCAGTTGCCGCCGGAGGGTGACTGGACGACCTGGCTGATCCTCGGGGGCCGAGGCGCTGGAAAGACCCGCGCTGGAGCTGAATGGATCCGATCGATGGTGGAGGGCGCGACGCCGCTCGCACCTGGCGCCTGCAAACGGGTTGCACTGGTCGGCGCCACCCTCGATGAGGCGCGCGATGTCATGGTGCGCGGCGAGAGTGGGCTGATCGCCTGTTCGCCGCCGGACCGGCGTCCAGAATGGAATGAATCGCGCCGGACGCTGACCTGGGTCAATGGAGCGGAGGCGACCTGCTTCTCAGCTTCAAGCCCGGAAAAACTGCGCGGGCCGCAATTCGACTGCGCATGGGTGGACGAACTAGGCAAGTGGCCCAAGCCGGACCGGGCATGGGACATGCTTCAGTTCGCACTCCGGCTGGGCGATCATCCGCGGCAGGTGGTGACGACGACACCGCGCGCGAACCCGGTGCTTGAAGCCCTGATAACGGACGAAGGCACGGTCACGGTATCCGCCGGAACGCGTGAGAACCGAGCCAATCTTGCGAAGGGGTTCCTCGAAAAGGTCACCAAGAAGTATGGGGGAACGTCACAAGGGCGCGAAGAGCTTGATGGCGTCATGGTGCTCGACCGTCCCGGCGCGCTGTGGACCCGCTCGCTGATCGAGGCGGCGCGCGTGCGCGAGGCGCCGAAGTTGAGCCGGACCGTCGTCGCGGTCGATCCGCCCGTTAGCGCCGGCGAGAACGCCGACGAGTGCGGCATCATCGTCGCCGGGCGAGCTGGCGACAACGTCTATGTGCTCGCCGACCGCTCCAGCCGGGGCGACACGCCGCAGCAATGGGCGATGAGAGCCGCCGCCGCCTATGACGAATTCAACGCGGACCGGGTGGTGTTTGAAGTCAACCAAGGCGGCGCGATGGTCGAGACGGTGGTGCGTGGGGTCGCGCCGCTGATCAGTTTCTCCGCGGTCCATGCCAACAAGAGCAAGGCGATGAGAGCGGAGCCGATCTCGGCGCTATACGAGCAGGGCCTCGTGAAGCACGTCGGCGGTTTCCCGGCGCTGGAGGACCAGATGCGGGCGTTCGGTTCGGAAGGATTCAAGGGCAGCCCCGATCGGGTTGACGCGCTTGTCTGGGCGATCTGGAGCCTGATGCACGGGCCGCAGGCCGGCGGCCCCAGCGTCCGACAGCTCTGAAAGACGCCAAACGGAGATACATCATGCTGTTCAATATCTTACGCTCCGGGGTCAACGCCGCGGGCGAAAGGAAGGCGTCCGCCGTCGGCGGAATGGTCGCGATACACGCCGCGGGTCGCGCGATCTGGGGGCCGCGAGACGAAACATCGCTGACGAGGGCGGGCTATCAGAGCAACGCTGTCGTATTTCGCGCTGTCAGAATGGTTGCGGAGGCGGCGGCGGCGACGCCGATGCGCCTCACCTCAAACGGCGCGGCGCTGACTGAGCATCCGGTTCTTTCGCTTCTGGCCGCGCCGAATAACGGCCAGGACGGCGCAGGATTGCTGGAAGCGGTATTCGGAAATCTCATGCTGTTCGGCGACGCCTATCTCGAGGCGGCGGCGCTGGACGATCGCGGCGCTCCGGCGGAGCTCCACACGCTTCGCCCGGATCGGATGCGCGTCATTCCGGGGGCCGATGGCTGGCCGGAAGCGTATGAGTATCGCGTTAGCGGGCGCGCGCATCGGTTCGACATGACGACGGAGGCGCAGCCGATCCTGCATATGCGGGGTTTTCACCCGCTTGACGATCATTACGGCATGGCGCCGCTGACGGCGGCTGCGGCGGCGATCGATATCCATAACTCGGCGGGGAAATGGTCCAAGGGATTGCTGGACAACGCGGCGCGGCCATCGGGCGCGCTGGTCTATAAAGGGCCGGATGGGGCGACGCTATCCGACGAGCAATTCCGGCGGATCGTGAATGAGTTGGAGGACGGACACCAAGGCGCGCGAAACGCCGGAAGGCCGATGCTGCTGGAGGGCGGCCTGGACTGGAAACCGATGGGCTTCTCGCCTTCGGATATGGAGTTCCTGAAAACCAAGGAAGCCGCTGCGCGGGAGATCGCGCTAGCGTTCGGCGTGCCGCCTCAATTGCTCGGATTGCCGGGCGACACTGCATATTCGAACTACCAGGAGGCGAACCGGGCTTTCTATCGGCAGACGGTTTTGCCGCTCGCCCGGCGCGTCGGGGCCGCGCTGGCCGGCTGGCTCGGCTGGCGATGGGGAGAGATTTTGCGATTGACGCCAGATCTCGACGCCATTCCAGCGCTGCAAAGCGAGCGTGAATCGCAATGGCGGCGCATCGCGGCTGCGGATTTTCTGGATGCGGCGGAGAAGCGGAAGCTGCTGGGCCTGCCGCCCCGCGCGCCCGCCGGGGAATGAGCGGCGCGCCGCAACGGCGCACGCTTGGCTCACGCTATCTTTATGAGCCTTTCGATAGCGCCCACGCCCGGATTGAGACGCATGAACGCGTCTTCGAGGAACGCTGGGTGGCGCTGAACCGGATCCTTGAACAGATCGAGAGCGGGTTGGATCGCTTGGAGCGGCGGCTCTGGTTGGCGGTTTACGGTGTGGCCATCGCGCTGGCGGGGCAGATCCTCGCCTTCATGTTGAATACGCGACCCTTTCCTTAGGAGGCGAACCTTGCAGATAAATTCCGGAGCACTATCAGGACTTGAGACAAAGTTTATCGCCCTTGACCGAAAGGGCGCTAGCGGCGCGGAGATTGGCGGCTACGCCTCTCACTTTGGTGTTGCTGACCAGAACGGGGACGTGGTGGAGGCTGGGGCGTTCGCCGCCTCGCTCAAGCGCCTCGCGCGCGAGAACCGCACTGTGAAACTGCTCTGGCAGCATGACCCTTCTGCGCCGATCGGGGTCTGGGATAGCGTCACCGAGGATCGCGTCGGGCTTTCGGTGCGGGGGCGGCTTCTGACCGAGATCGCACGCGGAGCGGAGGCGGCGGCGCTGCTCGCCGCCGGGGCCGTCGACGGGCTCTCGATCGGCTACCGCACTGTGAGAGCGGAGCGGGCCGGGGCTGGACGTCGGCTGATCGAACTCGACCTCTGGGAAGTTTCGCTCGTCACCTTTCCGATGCTTCCCTCCGCGCGTGCCTCCACCCAGGCGCCCAATCCGGAGGCGGATATCGCCCGCGAACTGGCGGAAGCCCTCAGGGGCGCCCGCGAGACGCTGATGTGAACCAGCAGCGTTTTCCTGTCGTCAACCGCAAAGGACCTTCTCATGACGCATGAAGCACAAACCGACGCCGGACCGGAGACGAAATCCGCGCTCTCCGGCTTTTTGACCGATTTCAAGTCCTTCCAGATGGAGATCAAGAACCGCATGACCGAACAGGATGAACGCATCGGTTCGCTGAGCCGGAAATCCGCACATCGTCCGGCGCTCAGCAGCGCGGCCGAGCTGGTTGCGCCGCACAGGAAGGCGATCGACGCCTATCTCCGCGCCGGCGAGGACGCCGCGCTGAGGGCGCTGCCGCTGGAAGGCAAGGGGATGACGACCGGTATCCTGGCGGATGGCGGCTATCTCGTCGATCCGCAGACGTCGGACCGGATCATGGGAGTTTTGCGCGCCGCTTCCTCAATTCGCTCGGTCGCGACCGTCGCGGAGGTTGAGGCCGGCGTCTACGACGTACTCGTCGACCATACCGATATCGGCGCCGGCTGGACGAATGAGGCCGGCTCCGTCTCGGAAACCGATACGCCGCAGATCGAACGCATCTCGATTCCGCTCCATGAGCTTTCCGCTTCTCCTAAGGCGTCACAGCGCCTCTTGGATGATTCCGCCTTTGATATCGAGGGCTGGCTCGCAGAACGTATCGCCGACCGTTTCATCCGGGCTGAGAACGCCGCCTTCGTCAATGGCGACGGCGTCGACAAACCAACCGGCTTTCTGAGCTACAGCACGCTGCCGAATGACAACTGGGCCTGGGGCAATCTCGGTTATATTCCGACGGGCACGGCGGGAGATTTCTCTTCCGTCGATCCGTCGGATGCGATCGTCGACCTGATCTACTCGCTCGGCGCGGAATATCGCGTGAATGCGAGTTTCGTGATGAATTCCAAGACCGCCGGCGCCGTGCGGAAGATGAAGGATGCGGATGGGCGGTTCCTCTGGGCCGAAAGCCTCGTTTCAGGCCAACCGGCGCGGCTGATGGGTTATCCGGTGGTCATTTCGGAGGACATGCCCGACATCGATGTCGATGCTGTAGCCATTGCTTTCGGTGATTTCGGAGCCGGTTATACCATCGCGGAGCGGCCCGATCTGCGGGTGATGCGCGATCCGTTCTCGGCGAAGCCGCATGTCCTGTTCTACGCATCGAAGCGAGTCGGCGGGGATGTCACCGACTTCGCGGCGATCAAGCTTCTGAAATTCGCCGCATCCTGAGTCAGGCCCGATCGGCCTGAACGCCGCCGCCGGGCCTCCACGCTCGGCGGCGTCCGTCTTTGCGCCCTGGATCCTGCTTTTCCTCAGCGTCCGCCGCGGCGCGAAGAGGCATTCTTTCTTTGTTTCAAGGAGCGTTGGCAATGCTGACCGAAATCACGCCGCCGGCGATCACGGCTGCAGTGCTGGATGAGCTTTCACGCCACCTTCGGCTCTCCACCGGGTTCGCAGACGATCAGGCGGAAGATATGGAAGCGGCGCTCCTCGCCGCGGTTGCGCATCTCGAAGGCGTGCTCGGACTCTGTTTCATCCCGCGAACCTTCGCCTGGCGTGGGGGGCTCGACGTACACAAGGCGACGACGGCGCCGATTGCGCCTGTCCGGTCGCTGGTGTCGGTTTCGCGTGTGCTCGCAAACGGCGGCTCGGAACCTGTCGCGCTCCCCTTCTTTCGGCTCGATCAGGAGGTGACGCGCACGAGGATCATCTCGACAGCACTCATTTCCGATCCATTGGATTTCGTCTTCGAAGCTGGATTCGGCGCGGATTGGGATGCGACCCCGGCCGACCTGCGTCGGGCGGCTCTGATTCTCGCGGCCGAGAATTTCGACAGGCGGCATGCGACTGCAGATCGGCGCGCATACGCGATGCACCATGGCGTTGCGGCGTTGATCCAGCCCTGGCGTGAATTGCGACTTGGGGCGCGGCCGTGAGCGGGGAACTGACGCGGCGCTTGACGCTCGAAGAGCGTGCCACGACGCCAGATGGCGCCGGTGGACTTTCCGATAGTTGGGTCGTCCGTGGCGTCCATTGGGCGGAGATCAAAACGGCTTCCGCTCGCGAGGGATTTGCTGGCGGCCGGCCGGCGAGCCGTGTCACGCACCGCGCTCTTATCCGCTATGCCGACTTTGGCTCAGACCAGAGGCCAGTTCCCGACCAGAGATTCCGTGAGGGAGAGCGCATCTTCGCGATTCGGGGCGTCGCCGAGGCCGACGACAGACGTGAACGACTGATCTGCTGGCTCGAGGAAGGGACGCTGACATGACGATGGCGCTTTCCGCGCCGCTGCAGCGCGCGCTTTTCGAACGGCTGACGACGGCGCCGGAGCTCGCGACGCTGCACGGTCGAATTCACGACGACGCGCCGCATCGGAGCCGAGATGCGGGAGGTGAACCCTACATCACGCTTGGCGATGAGACGATTTCGCCCTGGAACACCGCGACCGACAGCGGCGCGGCGCACGAGGCGGTGATCCGCGTTTATGCGCCGCAGCGTGGCTTCCTCGCTGTGAAGGAGATCGCCGCGGTTATCGTCGCGCTGATCGAGGCCAACCCGCCAAAGCCCGAGCGCGGCGTGATCGTCACCCATGAGTTCTCCGGCGCTCGGACGCGGCGCGAAGAGAACGGCGCATTGCGGCGCATCGACCTGACATTTCGATTTGTCATCGAAGATGACGCCTGACCGAAGCTTCATGAACGAGAGGACCCGCCATGGCCGCCCAGAAGGGAAAAGACCTGCTGATTAAGATCGACCCCGCCGGAGGAGGTGTTTTCGAAACCGTGGCGGGGCTGCGCGCATCGCGCATCGCGCTGAATGCGGAAACGGTCGACGCCACGACCGCGGACAGCGCCGGCCGTTGGCGCGAACTTCTGGCCGGAGCCGGGGCGCGTTCCGCGGCGATCTCGGGTTCGGGCGTTTTCAAGGACGCGACCTCCGACGCGATGATGCGTCAGGCGTTCTTCGACGGCGTCACGCTCTCCGCGCAAATCATCGTGCCTGGTTTCGGGATAATCGAAGGGCCGTTTCAACTGACCGCGCTGGAATATTCCGGCGACCATGATGGCGAAGCCACGTTCGAGGCGAGTCTCGCTTCCGCCGGTTCGCTGAGCTTCACCGCGATATGATGATCAATCCGCATCGCGGTGAGGTCGCCATCGGGATCGGTGGCGAAGAGCGGCTCATGCGTCTCACGCTCGGAGAGCTCGCCGCGCTCGAAGCGCGATTGGAGGTTGGCGGGCTGGTTGCTCTTGCTGAGCGGTTCGAGACGGGCGCTTTTCGCGCAAACGACCTGATTGCCCTTCTCACGGCCGGACTACGCGGCGGTGGCGATGACCTTGATGAAGCGGAGGTCGCGGCGATGGATTTCGACGGTGGCGCGATCGGCGCCGCAGAGGCGGCCTCGCGTCTGCTAGCGGCCAGTTTCAGGGGAACAACATGACGAGAGATGACACCCGGTTTGACTGGGACATGTTGATGCGCTTCGGACTTGGCGCGCTCGGGCTTGGCCCGCGGGAGTTCTGGACGATGACCCCGCGTGAGTTCGATGCGGCCGCCAAAGGACGACTGGGTCTATTCAATGACGCACGCGCGCTGGATCGCGCCGGCCTTGCGGCGCTCAACGAGAAATTCCCTGACCGGGCGGCGAGCTGATGGATGAGCGGGAGGCGGAAAGCCAGTCGGCGGCGATCTCCAACCTGGAGCGCGCCTACCAACGCCTGCGCGTGACGGCGCGGGGAGCAACGGCCGATATTGCTTTCGATCTTCGTTCATCGACGAGCGAGATTCGAAAGATGGAGAGCGAGACGAGTGCGCTCTCGCGTTCGTTCGGGTCTGGACTGAGACGCGCTTTTGACAGCGCGATCTTCAGCGGAGACAAGCTGAGCGACGTCATGCGCAACCTAGCGCTTTCGATGTCCCGGTCAGTGCTGCACAGCGCATTGACGCCGGTGCAGAATTCGCTCGGTGGCGCTGTGACCGGCTTGTTCGCAGGCTTTGCTAAGGGCGCCGCGTTTTCTTCCGGTCGGGTTCGGGCCTTCGCCAAGGGGGGCGTCGTCTCAGACGCCACGGCCTTTCCGATGCGCGGCGGGGCAGGGTTGATGGGGGAAGCGGGCCCGGAGGCGATCATGCCCCTGACGCGCGGACCTGACGGCAGCCTCGGCGTGAAGGCCGAAGGCGGCAGGAGCGTGGCGAACGTCACTGTCAACATATCCACGACGGATGCGGAGAGCTTCCGACGAAGCCAGTCCCAAATCTCGGCGAGCATCGCCCGGGCTGTGCGGCGCGGCGAACGGAACATGTGAGGGTGAGATGAGCTTTCATGAAGTAGTCTTCCCCGCCGCGCTTTCCTTCGGGTCGAGCGGCGGGCCCGAGCGGCGTACGGAAATCGTCGCGCTGGCGAGCGGGTTCGAGGAGCGCAACGCGACCTGGGCGCATGCAAGACGGCATTACGATGCGGGACTGGGACTGCGTAGCCTCGACGATATTCATGCAGTTGTAACGTTTTTCGAGGCGCGGCTCGGCAGGTTGCATGGCTTCCGCTGGAAAGACTGGGCGGACTACAAGTCCTGCGCACCCTCCGAAACGCCTGCGCATTTCGATCAACCGCTCGGCGTTGGAGACGGTGTGACCCGCGAGTATCCGCTCAGCCGCATCTACGCCTCAGGCGGCGTAGAATATGTGCGCCCGATATCAAAGCCGCGCGTAGACAGCGTCCTAGTCGGCTGTGACGGTCGGGAGTTGGCGCCGGGTTCGAAATTTTCCGTCGATCATCAAAGCGGCGTGGTGAGTTTCGCGTCCGCGCCGGAAGCCGGAGCGGTGCTGACCGCGGGGTTCGAATTCCATGTGCCGGTCCGCTTCGATACGGACCGCATCGAGATCAACCTCGCCGCGTTCGAAGCCGGCGAAATTCCTTCTATCCCTGTCATCGAAGTGAGGGTCTGATGCGAACCATACCGGCGCAGATGCAGGAGAAACTGGATAACGGCGCGAGCACGTTCTGCGCCTGCTGGCGGATCGATCCGGTGAATGGCGAACCGCTCGGATTCACCGACCATGATCGCGACCTCACATTCGATGACCTCACATTTGAAGCGTCGAGCGGGTTCGACGCAAATGCGATCGAAAGGTCGCTCGGGTTGGCCATAGACAATACCGCCGCGACCGGCGCCTTGCGTTCGGAGAGGCTCACCGAAGCCGATATACGCCGCGGCCGATATGACGGCGCCGAATTCCGACTGTGGCTGGTGGACTGGAGCGACGTGAGTTCGCGTATTCTCACCTTTCGCGGCGAGATCGGTGAGATCACGCGCGGCGATCTCGCGTTTGAAGTAGAGATCCGGGGGTTGTCGGAAAAGCTGAACCGGCCGGTCGGACGACGCTTTCTGCGCGTTTGCGATGCGCAACTCGGCGATCTGCGTTGTGGCGTCAATGCGGACAAGGCTGTGTTCTCAGGCGGCGGAACAGTCGCTAGCGTCGCAGACCGTCGGAGCTTCGAAGCCGACGGACTCGGCGTGTTCGAGACCAACTGGTTCGCGGATGGCGCGTTGACCTGGACTGGCGGCGCAAACTCTGGCTCGTTGATGGGCGTGCGGACCCACATTTTTGATGGTGGGCGCGCCAGGTTGGAGCTGGATCGCGATCCGGTCGACGCGCCGGCGGTCGGTGATACGTTCTCCGTCGTAGCTGGTTGCGACAAGCGTGCTTCGACATGCCGCGACAAATTCCAGAATTTGAAGAACTTCCGCGGGTTTCCACACATCCCCGGCGACAACTGGATCACATCGTATCCGGCTGATGGCGGTGTATATCAAGGGGGCTCGCGTCGTGGCTGAGGCGGGGACAGATTCCATGCGAGTGGTCACGCTTGCGCGAGAATGGATCGGAACCCCCTACCGTCACCAAGCGAGCCTCAAGGGGGTAGGCGCGGATTGTCTCGGTCTCATTCGCGGCGTCTGGCGAGAACTTCTTGGCGCCGAACCGGAGGAAACCCCGGCTTATAGCCGCGACTGGTGCGAGGTTTCACGCGACGAAGCGCTCTGGCGTGCGGCGGCGACCTGGCTGGCTCCGGGTTCCAGCGAGCGGTTGGGCAACGTGCTTCTCTTCAGAATGGCGCCGGACGCGCCGGCAAAGCATCTCGCAATCCGCGCAGGAGAGTCGCCCGACGCGCCGACGATCATCCATGCCTATTCCGGCCGCGCCGTGATCGAATCTCCTTTCACTGGCGGCTGGCGACGGCGTGTCGTCGCCGCATTTAGATATCCGGAAGGCAGTTGACCCATGGCGACAATGATTCTTTCCGCCGCTGGCTCGTCCATTGGATCTGCGGCCGGCGGCACGCTTCTGGGCCTGGGAGCGACAACTGTCGGCCGCGCAGCAGGCGGTGTCGCCGGCTCCCTGATCGACCGCCAAGTGCTCGGCCAAGGCTCACAGCCGATCGAGACCGGTCGCGTGGAAGGCATTCGTGTTCAGACCGCAGGCGAGGGCGACCCTATCCCGCAGCTCTTCGGCCGCATGAGAGTGGGCGGCCAGGTGATCTGGGCCAGCCAGTTCACCGAGCATGTCGATGAAACAACCGAAGGAGGGAAGGGCGGCGGCCGAAGGACGAGTGAATACAGGTACACGATTTCGTTCGCAGTCGCGCTTTGTGAAGGACGAATCCGGCGGATAGGGCGCGTCTGGGCGGACGGAGCGGAGATTTCACTCTCCGACTACCAGTATCGGCTGTATAAGGGCGGCGCGGCTCAACTGCCGGACCCCCTGATCGACGCGATAGAAGGCGGTGCGCCTGCGTATCGCGATCTCGCATATCTGGTGTTCGAAGAAATGCCGCTCGCTGCCTTCGGTAATCGAATCCCTCAATTGAATTTTGAGGTCTGGCGCGAGCCTGCCGCTGCTCCCGGGGCCAATGGTGATACGGCGGCGCCGCTATCCGAACTTGTCCGGGCCGTGGCGATGTCTCCCGGCTCAGGTGAGTTTTCTCTGGAGACGAAAAAGATACTGCGGCTTACCAGCCCGGGTCGGGCGGAGTTCGAGAACGTTAATACGATATCAGAGCGGCCTGACCTGATGATAGGGCTGGACCAACTGGAAGCCGAGGCGCCGAATTGCGGCGCTGTCTCGTTGATCGTTTCATGGTTTGGCGACGATCTGCGCTGCGGGCGGTGCCAGATCCGCCCATGCGTCGAGACCAGTAACAAGGACACGTCGCCTTCAACTTGGAGGGTCAACGGGGTCGGGCGCGGCGGCGCAAGAACTGTTTCTACGGACGACGCCGGGCGCCCAATCTATGGCGGAACGCCAGCGGACGGCTCGGTGATCCGATCTATCCGTGAGATGAAGTCGCGCGGTCTCGAGGTCATGTTCTATCCGTTCATCCTGATGGACGTTCCAGCGGACAATCAGAATACGGACCCCTGGAGCGGCGAAGTTGGGCAACCCCCATTTCCATGGAGAGGCAGGATCACGCTCAATCGCGCCCCCGGTGTCGCAGGGTCACCTGATAAAACAGAGGTCGCGACGGAGCAGGTTGACCGATTTTTTGGCGCCGCGGCAGTCAGTGATTTCACGGCGGATGGAGAAACCGTCGAGTACCACGGCCCCGCGGAGTGGTCTTTCCGTCGCTTCATCCTTCACTATGCTCATATGTGCGCGCTGGCAGGTGGGGTCGAGAGTTTTTGCATCGGCTCCGAGATGCGCAGTTTGACCCAGATAAGAAGCGGTCCGAACGCCTATCCAACGGTCGCCCGGCTTTGTGCGTTGGCAAGTGATGTACGCTCGATTTTGGGGCCGCATGTGAAGATCGGCTATGCGGCGGACTGGTCTGAGTATTTCGGTCACCATCCGGGCGACGGTTCCGGCGATGTCTTCTTTCATCTCGATCCACTTTGGGCGGATTCGAATATCGATTTCGTCGGTATCGACAATTATCTTCCGCTCGCAGACTGGCGCTACCGGGAAGGTCATGCGGATGAATCCTCCAATTCAGTCTATTCGCTTTCCTATCTCGATGACAATGTTGAGGGTGGAGAGGGCTACGACTGGTTTTATGCCGACAAGGCGGCTCGCGACGCGCAAGTTAGGACGCCGATTGTTGATACAGCCCATGGCGAAGACTGGGTTTTTCGACCCAAGGATATCAGGAACTGGTGGTCCGAACCGCATCGCAATCGGCCCGGAGGCGTGCGGGCGAGCGCCACCACGGCGTGGATCCCCCGGTCAAAACCAATCTGGTTCACCGAGATCGGATGTCCGGCGGTGGATCTGGGCGCCAATCAGCCCAATGTTTTCGTTGACCCCAAGTCATCAGAGAACGCGTTGCCATATTTCTCGCGCGGCGTGCGCGACGACTTCATGCAACGACGTTACCTTCAGGCAGCGCTAACTCACTGGGCCAATCCCGGCAATAATCCTGTTTCGCCCGTCTATGGCGGTCAGATGATTCAGTTGAACCGGACGTTCATCTGGACTTGGGACGCCCGGCCATGGCCGGATTTCCCCAATCGACTGACGGTGTGGTCGGACGGGCCGAACCATAGACTAGGCCACTGGATCACGGGCCGTCTCGGAGCGGCGTCGCTCGCCGATGTCGTGGCTGAAATCTGTCTTCGCGCTGGTCTGAAAGACTTCGATGTCTCGGAGCTCTACGGCGTCGTTCAGGGTTTCATGTTGGAGGATGCCGGCAGCGGGCGCGCCGCTCTACAGTCATTGATGACGGCCTTCGCGTTCGACGCGCATGAAAGCGGCCCGACATTACGCTTTCGCCATCGACACAGACCGGTCGATGCGACGCTCGGACGCGAAGAAGTCACCCTGGCGAAGGATGGCGGCGCAAACATGTCGCTTTCACGCGCGCCAGACGGTGAACTCGCTGCTTCGATCAGCTTCAGGTTTATCGACAGCGAACGCGATTACGAGACCGGCGCAATCGAGGCGCGATCTGTTGATTCGCGATCGACGAGAAAGGAATCATCAAGCGCGCCGCTTCTTCTCGATGGTGGTTCCGCCCAGAGCATCGCGGATCGGCAACTCGCGGAGGTGGCGGCTGGACGAGAAACCTGCCGTGTTGTCGCCGCGCGTCGGCGGCTGGCTCTGGAGCCAGGGGACATTATTGCGCTGGATGAGGTGCCCGGCGACGCCCGCTATCGCATCGATTCAATCGAAGACGCCGGCGCACGTGCGCTCAAGCTCACTAGGATTGAGCTCAAAGCTTATGCGGTCGCACCGCGAAATGTACCACCGACGCCGCCGCAGCCGGTCTTTCCCGCCACTCCGGTTGCGTCGGAGTTCCTCGATCTGCCCGCTATCGGAGGTGGCGAGACAGGTCCGCTGATAGCGGCGTTCGCAGACCCGTGGTCCGGCGCGGCGTCGCTTTACGTCGCTGATGGGGACGAGGATTTCGCACGGGTGGCGCGCGTTGCGCGGCCCGCCGTGATGGGAACGCTGGTGACAGAACTGCCCGCCGCCGCGCCGGACCTCTGGACGCGCGGCGTCTCAGTGGAAGTAGCGCTCTACGGTGGGGGACTCAGCGCGAAGCCAGATATATCGATTCTTAACGGGGCCAACAGGGCCGCCTTGATGAGCCCGGCCGGCGAGTGGGAGATCATACAGTTCCAGAGTGCCGTGCTGGTCGGCGCCAATCGCTGGCGGTTGACCCGCCTGCTGCGAGGGCAGGCAGGGACGGAGGCGTTCATCGGCGATCCAACACCTGCGGGGGCGGCGTTTGTTCTTATTGATAGTGCTGTGACCCCTATCGACACTCCCGCGTCGTTGCGCGGAGTGGAGCGGCATTGGCGTATCGGGCCGAGCCGGAAATCCTTCGCGCATGACAGCTATTCCGGGTTCATCGCGACCGACCGTGGAACGCGACTTCGGCCGTTTGCGCCGGCGCATCTGCGGGCGTCGCGCGATGCGGCGAGCGGTGACGTCACACTGACATGGGTCAGGCGCGCGCGAATCGATGGCGATAGCTGGGATGGGATCGACCCGCCTCTCGGCGAAGCGCGGGAAGCCTATCTGGTTCGCATCGGCGCCAGCCGGACAGTGGAGACAGCATCACCGCGCTGGGTCTGGACCGCCGCGATGCAGGCGACGGACGGCGTTGCGGGCGCGGTGGAGATCGCTGTAGCGCAGTTATCCAATCAATTCGGCGCAGGGCCGGAAAGCAAGGTGACCATCGATGTCTGACACTCCAAATCTTTCCCTGCCGCTCCTCGCGGCAGGTCAGGCGCAGAAGCACGTAACGATGAACGAGGCGCTCGCGAGGCTGGACGCGTTGGCGGCGCCGTCGGTGATCAGCGCGGATCAGGCGGCGCCGCCGCAAAGCCCTGCGGTTGATGCGGCGTATATTGTCGCCGCTCCGGCGTCTGAAGACTGGAGCGGACGGGAGAATGCGCTTGCGTTCCGCATCAATGATGGCTGGGAATTCGCTGAACCAAAACCCGGTTGGCGTGTATGGGTCGCAGATCGCGGTGAAGCGGCGGTCTTCTCCGGCCTTGCCTGGGTCGTGGACCCAGTTGGCCCGGTCGGCATGGGCGCGCAGATGCGCGCCGGCATGATCGTCGGGGACGAACCCATTCAACCCGGTACAGGCTTCGACACCGCCCTGACTATTCCAGACCGCGCGGTCGTCGTTGGCGTCACAGGCCGGGTGATCGAGACGATAGGCGGCGCTGGTCTTGGCGGCTGGCGCCTCGGCGTCGCGGGTTCGACGGATCGATATGGCTCGTTCATCGGGCTTGAGAAGAATTCTTCGGTAAACGGCGTCACCGGAGCTCCGGTCGGCTATTTCGAGCCGACGCCGCTCAGGGTCGAGCCAGATGGCGGCGCATTCGCCACTGGGGTCGTCCGCATGTCCGTCCATTATCTGGCGCTGACGCCCCCGGACGCAGTCTGACCCTTTCTTCCGTCACCCACCCAGAAAAGGAGCTTGCCATGACCGTTTGCGGAAATGTCGCCGACTGTTTCGTCATCCTGATGCCACGGGCTTTTGACGTGGCGTTCGCCATCGTCGCCGCTGCGTCCGCTATCGCCGCAGTGACGCCGACGCCGCGCGACGACGCGTTGCTCGGCAAGGTCTATCGTATCCTGGACACGCTGGCGCTAAATGTCGGTTACGCCAAGGATCGTCCGAAAAGCCTGGGCGGCCGCTTCGTCGCCGAGTGAAACGAAGCGCCCCGACCTTGGCCGGGGCGCATCATCTGGCGCATTCAATGCAAAGATGCGCCGTCGGGTCGGCCGCAAGTCGACCCGGCGCAATTTCGGCGCCGCAATTGGCGCACCAGCCATATTCCTCACTTTCAATGCGCTTCAGAGCGGCGACGATTCTCATCCGCTCCTGCCGTCTTCGCCGATGCGTCTCCTGCGCCATTTTCTGGCGTTGAAGGAGATCGGCTCGCGAGACTCTTCCCACGGACTGCTGATCGAGAACCACGATTGCGCGCTCGTCGAGCCCGGCGCGGTCCAGTTCTTCAAGCTCGCCGAGCTGCGACATGAGTCGCGCTCGCATATCCGCAATCTTCACCATCACGAGTTTTCTCTAGCCGAAGGTTGA